TAAAAGCCTTTTTCAAACCGCGTTTTCATCATGGAGACTTTAAAGGATTGCCATGACGCTTTAAAATGTCATCATGCGGAGCTTATTTTTTTTCACTCCTTTTCCTTATCAATTTTGCACATAAAAAAGGAGGTAATATGGCCGAACTTACAAACGAGCAGAAAAAGGCATGGGCGAAAACGCTCTACACCCGGGAGACGCTCACGCAGGCGGAAATAGCCGAGCGTGTGGGAGTCTCACGGGTGACTGTGAACAACTGGATAAGCAAAGGGAACTGGGAGCAGCTGAAGGCTTCCATGACCATCACGAGGGAGGAGCAGCTGAAGAACCTGTACCGGCAGCTGGCGGAACTCAACAACGCCATCATGGGAAAACCGGAAGGGGAACGGTTCCCGAACGCCGCGGAAGCGGACACCATTTCCAAACTGTCGAACGCCATCAAGAAAATGGAAACGGAAGTGGGGCTGGCGGACATCGTCTCCGTCTTCTCCGACCTGCTCAAGTGGGTACGGGCCTACGATCCCACGCAGGCAAAGGAGATCACCCCGCTTCTGGACGCATTTGTCAAATCAAAATTATCCTGACATGGCAAAGAAAAGACTCACACCACAGGACAGGCTCGCGCTGGACAGCTGGAACGAACTGGTGGCATCCGTACGCGAACATTCGGACATCAACCCCGCGGACACGGAAACGGAAATCAGGAAGAGGAGGGAAAGGCTGGAGAAGAACGACGAAGAATGGTTCAAATACTACTTTGCCATGTATTGCACCTGCGAGTCCGCCACCTTCCACAAGAAAGCCACAGGGCGGCTGATGAAGAACAACCGCTGGTACGAGGTAAGGGCCTGGTCACGCGAGCTGGCGAAATCCGCACGATCCATGATGGAGATATCCAAACTGGCACTGACAAAAAAAATACGCAACGTGCTGCTGATCTCCAACTCGGCGGACAATGCGGAAAGGCTGCTGCTGCCGTTCATGGCGAACTTCGAAGAGAACCAGCGGATCATACAGGACTACGGACAGCAGAAAAAACCGGGAGCGTGGGAAACCGGGGAATTCACCTGCATGTGCGGGTGCTCCTTCCGCGCCATCGGAGCCGGGCAGTCACCGCGCGGTACGCGTAACAAGAACTTCCGCCCGGACTTCATACTGGTGGACGATATAGACACCGACGAGGAGTGCCGGAACCCGGAACGCATCAAAACCAAATGGAAATGGCTGGAGGAGGCGCTGATACCGACCATGTCCGTATCGGGAAACTACCGCATACTCTTCAACGGGAACATCATCGCGCTGGACTGCTGCATCAAAAGGGCCATCGAAAAGGCCACCGAACTGAAGGCGAAAGGAATAGGGCACGTGGATATCATCAACATCCGGGGAAAGGACGGACTGTCAGTATGGCCCGAAAAGAACTCCGAGGAGGATATAGACCTCTTCCTTTCACTGGTGAGCACCGCGGCAGTACAGAAAGAGTTCTTCAACAACCCGGTGGTGGACGGAGGCGTGTTCGCGGAAATAACCTACGGGAAAGTGCCGGCACTCTCCAGGTTCAAGTTCCTGATAATATACGGGGACCCCGCACCCGGAGAGAACAAGACGAAAAAAAGTTCCACCAAAACGGTGTGCCTGCTCGGAAAACTCGCGGGAAGGCTCTATCTGATAAAAGCATTCCTGGACAGGGGCCTGAATGCGGAATTTATAGAGTGGTACATCAAGCTGCTGGAGTTCGTGGGCGGGAAAACAACCGTGTACTGTTACATGGAGAACAACAAATTACAGGATCCTTTTTTCCAGCAGGTATTCCAGCCCATCGTGCGGCGGATACGCAGGGAAAGGAAAATATCACTGTACATCACCGGGGACGAGGAGAAGAAGACCGACAAGGCCACACGTATCGAGGCGAACCTGGAACCGCTCAACCGGGAGGGGAACCTGGTACTCAACGAGGCCGAAAAGGACAACCCGCACATGAAACGGATGGCGGAACAGTTCAAGCTGTTCAACCTGCAACTGACCTATCCGGCAGACGGACCCGACTGCGTGGAGGGGGGAAACAGAATTATAGACCGCAAGGCCAGACAGTCGGAAAAGCCCGTCATTGTCACAAGGAAAAGCACGCGGTCACAAAACAAGTACAGAGTGTAAACTTCAATACCTATCATTATGAGCAAATTTATCGAACTTTCAGACTACGACGCGAGCATACACCGCGAGATTCTGGACGCACTGACAAGGGAGGACGACGCCGTCGTGGAGATATGCGAGGACCGCGCCGTCACCGAGATGCGCTGCTACCTTTCCAGACGTTACGACTGTGACAAAATATTCACGGCAACCGGTGACAAACGCAACCAGCTTGTCCTGATGATGGCCATCGACATAGCCGTGTACCACATCTTCTGCATACATAACCCGAGGAACCTGTCACCGCTGCGGAAGGAACGCCACGAAAGGGCGGTCGAATGGCTGAAAGCCGTGGCGGCCGAGGAGATATCGGTGGACGGCCTGCCCCTGCTGTCCGAAGAGACGAGGGCGGCAAAATCAAATTTCCTTATCAAAAGCAACCGTAAACGTGTAAACCATTGGTAATATGAGCAAAAGAAAGAAAGGGGCCGGAAAGATAACCCAAAGCGGGAACCTGCCGAGGCCCGGGCAGAAAGGACCCGCAACCATCATACTGACACAGCCCAGAAGGTTCGGTATAGACATAGCGGACTACATGCTCGCGGTAAGGGCTTTCGAGAATGTGGACTACTCCAGACGCTTCAGGCTGTACGACCTGTTCAGCGACATACTCATGGACACGCACCTGACAAGTGTCATAGAGAAACGGAAGAATGCCGCACTGGCATCTTCCATAGAATTCCGCAGGAACGGGAAGCCGGACGAGAAAGTGAACAAGCAGATCAGGTCCCCATGGTTCCGGAAGTTCATAGGGGACATCCTGGACGCCAAATTCTGGGGGTTCTCACTCGTGCAGTTCTACCGCAAGGGGGAATGGGTGAACTACGACCTGATACCGCGCAAACACGTCGATCCAGTGCGCAGGCTCATACTGCGACACCAGACGGACACCACCGGGACGTCCTGGGACGAGTACCCCGACCTGTTGTTCATCGGTTCACCCGACGATCCCGGACTGCTGGTGAAAGCAGCCATCTGGGTGATATACAAACGTAACGACGTGGCGGACTGGGCACAGTTCGCGGAAGTGTTCGGAGCGCCCATTAGGGAGTACACGTATCCCACGGATGATGACGAGGCGCGGCAGAAGGCGCTGGACGACGCGGACAGCACCGGAAGCCTGTCGGTTTTCGTGCACGCGGAGGATACGGCGCTCAAGCTCGTGGAAGCCGCGAACAAGACAGGGAGCGCGGACCTCTACGACAAGCTCTGCGAGCGCTGCAACAACGAGATCTCAAAGCTGTTCCTCGGAAACACGCTCACCACCGAAGCATCCGACAAGGGCACACAGGCACTGGGAACAGTACACAAGGACGTGGAGGAGAAAGTGACGCTCTCCGACAGGCAGGACATACTCGACGTGCTCAACTATGACATGGCCGACATATTCGCAATGCTTGGAATAGACACCACAGGCGGGGAGTTCTGCTATCCGGAAAAGAAACTTATCGAACCGGAGAAAAAGATGTCCATCCTCACACAGCTGCGCACGAACTTCAACCTGCCGGTGGGGGACGACTACCTCTACGAGGAATTCGGGATCGAGAAGCCGGCAAACTACAACGAACTAAAAAAACGCCAGGAGGAGAAAGCGGCGGAAATCGAGGCGGCGAAGGCCCGAGAGACTGAAAAGGCGGAAGAGGACGAACCGGATCCGGAAAAAGAACCGGAACTGGAAAAGCACGGTAAAGGAACACCCAAAGAAAAGAAAAACGCCCTTAAAAACGCATACAACTGGCTGAAACGTTTTTTCGGGAAAGCCCCGGGGAGAGACGGGGCAGCTTTAGAATGGTGATGAACGACCTCTACAGAATGGAGGACAAACAGGTGGAAACTTTATTCTCGTTCGATGAAGAGGTACTGAAGAAAGCCCTGAAGAATATCTACAGCAAAGACTTCCACCCCCTGACGGAAATTGAGGGGAACCTGTTCGATGCCACATGGAAAACAATAAACGAAGCGGCGGACAAGGGATTCGGGACACGGAAGCCCGATGATCCGGATTATGACTTCTACCGGGAAATCCGAATGAACAACGCCGTGTTCGCAGCTTTCAAGGTACACAGGGCACAGAACGACATGGCAGCACTGCTACTGGACAAAAACGGAAGTTTAAAGCCGTTTGAACAGTGGGTGAAGGAAGTCATGCCCATAGCAGACCACCAGATGATCCATTGGCTGCGTACAGAATACGACACGGCCGTCATACGGGCACACCAGGCCGCGGACTGGAGACAGTTCGAAAGGGAAAAGGATGTATTGCCGAACCTCAAATGGATGCCGTCCACAAGTGTGACGCCGGGAGCCGACCACCAGATTTTCTGGGGGACCATACGTCCGATAGATGATCCGTTCTGGAACGAGCACAGGCCCGGAGACAGATGGAACTGCAAGTGCACGCTCTCATCAACGGATGAAGCGCCGACAGCGGTACCGGACGAAAACGGGCAGAACAAGGCACATGACGGTCTGGAAAACAATCCGGGAAAAGACGGCAAACTGTTTTCAGACAAACACCCCTACGTTACTGAAGCGCATCCGGGAGCAAGAAAAGCCGTGGACGCACTGACCAGGCGCATCAACGAAATGATAGCCGAAATGCCGGACAACCTGACGCTGGAGGAAAAAACCGACATCGCCCGCAACAATCTCAAGATAGAAAAGGCACTCGGCGTTACCAAAGGCAAGCCGATGACATACGAACAGGCGAACAAGGGAAAGGAGAACCCGAAATTCGGAAAAGAGGAAGGATACCGCGTGAATTGCCAGACCTGCACCGTAACACACATGCTCAGAAGGTTGGGGTTTGACATCGAGGCAAAACCCAACATCAGACAAAGCGCATACAATGAAATGGCAAAACAAGGTATCACATGGGAGGAACGTTTCCTGAACCGGGACGGAACAAAGCCGGATTATGACTATACCTATAAATGGCAGGTCAGAAAGGGATACCAAGTAATGAATGCAAACCGGCTGAAGGAATACTTCAGGGAAAAATTCAGAGAGGACGGAATATACGAGATATATTGTGCCTGGAAAGGCGGCTCCGCACACGTGTTCTGCGCGGAGGTGACTGAAGGAAAGACAAGGTTCTTCGACCCGCAAACCGGAAAGGATGATGCAAGCAATTACATACAGAGCATGAAAGCGGGCCGTGTGGGAGTGATAAGAATAGACAACAAACTGGTAAATCCCAAAATCATGGGACTATTCATCACCAAATAAACGGGAAGAAAGTGCCAGCCCCTCCTCACCGTCCACCAGGCGGCAGGACTGGCCGTCGAACAGAATAAAGGCGGGAAGACCGACAGGCAACTCAAAACCATCCCCGTCAACACAGCCCACGGAATAGATGCTTCCTTCAGGGGAACTGGCTGATAAGACAACGGAGTTGTAACCGCTACTGTTTGCTAATTCTGACACTTGTTTAGGTATTTCCATAACGCAAAAAGGCACATAAAACGCCTTGTTTGCAAAAGTATAAAATTATTTTTTAAACTCTATAATTTATGGACATAAAAGAATATTCAAGGCTGATAAATGCCAAACGGAAAGAACTGGATGGTCTAATGAAACGAAAGATGCCGGTTATCGCCGGACGAATGGCAAAAGACCATTTCCAGGACAACTTCCGCCGGGAGGGCTTCGTTAACGGAGGATTGCACCCGTGGCCAAAAGCGAAAAGGCTGTCATCTGGAAGGACGGATGCGGCCGGGAACTACGGGACGCTGCTCTCCGGGAGGAACCACCTCTTCAGCTCCGTCAAGTACATGCCGACGGACTACCGGGTAAGAGTGGCCAATGACCTCATATACGCGCCCGTCCACAACTGGGGAGGAGAAGTTCATCCGACTGTTACGCCCCAAATGCGGCGTTTTGCATGGGCAAAGTATTACCAGGCTTCAGGCAAGGCTAAAAAAGCCGCCACGGGCAAAAGAAAAGGCAAAAAGAAGGGTTCTGCCGCAAACAATGAACCACAGGAGAATCCGGAGGCACTCAAATGGAAAAGACTGGCGCTCACCAAAAAGAAAAAGCTCCGGATAAAAATACCGCAACGCCAATTTATCGGGGAAAGCCGGGAACTGTCCGACAGGATAACGGAAAAAACAGAAAACGAAATCAGAAACATTTTAAACTTATAAACACATGGAAGAAATATTCATCGCAATCATGGAACGCATCTCCCAAAAGATGCCGGAGCTGTCATACATTGACGAGGATTACGGACAGCTCGAAACCGGAGCGGAAGAGGAACATTACCCGGTCACCTTCCCCTGCGTACTCATAGGGAATACGGAATCGGACTGGAAAGACTTCGGATACGGGGTACAGAAAAGCATGTCGCTTGTCACCGTAAGGCTGGCCGTGGACTGCTACGACGACACGCACTACACTTCAGGTACCTATGACAAAGTAAGGGAACGGCAGATGAAGGCAAAGGAATTGTACAAGGCCTTGCAGGGGTTCCAGTGCACGGAAGACTGCACACCTCTGGTCAGGGTCAAGAACCGGGATTATTCCCTGCCGGGAAACATAAAGGTGTACGAAACGGCTTATTCATTCACGCTGCATGACGAGTCGGCCATGCAGTAAGGGAAAGGTTCATTCCCCCGTGAACAGGGAAAGCTGGACGGCTGTCAGACGGGGTTTCTTAACCTTCGGGACGGGCTTCACCTCAAGGTCCTTCAGTTCCCGGCACTTGCGGCGGATAATGGCCATAATGCGTTCCTCCGAAATAAAGAACTCCTGACGGGACAACACCTTCAGGGCGTCGTCAAAGCGCAGACGCTGCACCTCCGTCCAGTAATAGTAACGGCGGCACAGGGCTTCATCACGAAGTTCTATCAGGTTCTTGTCTCGTCCTTTGGCCATAAATAAGAGTTATTTACTGCAAAATTAGGCATTTGGCATATCAGGAAAAAGAAAAACGCCGCAATCACAACGGATGCGGCGTTTTTTCTGTTTAGAGTGTGAACAAAATCACATGGTCATCAGTTCGGTGTCGTCCTCACCCGGAATAAAAGGCTCGATACGGGTAATCACCTTGCTCTGTACCTTTACCCGGCCACTGCCCTTGCAGACAGGACAACGGGAGGAGGAAGGGGCTCCGCTTTGGTCTGTGTAAAAAACACGCCCCTTACCCTCGCAGTTCTTGCAAGCCATCACGTGTGGTGCGATGTTCTTTGTCTTCTCCATATCACAGACGGCAGAATGAAGGTTCGATACGGCGCCAGACACCGTTCTCGTCACGTTTATGAAAATAGTAGTTCACCGCGGTCTTGTACACCACATTGCTCTCACGGAAGAGGTCCATGATCTCCGTGTACTCACTGTCGAAACGGTCCTCAAGCTCATACAGCTTGCTCACCGACTTGTAGTCCAGATCACCCTGGCGGTTACGCTCGATCATGGTCATGCCGAGCTGGTACATCGGATCATCGGTACCGAGTTCCCGGCTCATGGCGTAACGCTTCAGGTAATCCACCAGACGCTCGGCGGCGAGGTTGGCACGCTCGTCGAAGCTCTTCACCTTGTTACTCCTCACTTCCAGCTTCATGTCACCGTCCACGATGGTGAAACTCGCCTGGTCATCCTTGCGAAGTTGCCCATAGTCACGCATCAGGTCACGGAAAGAGGCGGCTTCCTTCTCTACCCAGTCACGGAAGGCTTTCACATCATCCACGACCGGAAACAGCCTGTTCTTCACTTCAAGCATGAACTGCGCACGAAGCCCCTCGTAGGCATCGCGACGATTGCGCTTGTTTTCCTTCTCTTCCTGCTGGAGCTGTTTCAAAAGCTCCTTCCTGTCCTGGGCGGACAGGCTTTTTAATTGTTCTTTCAAGTCCATAACTAAAAAATTAAATGGTTATTACTGTTGTTTACTCTCACGTTTGCGGCGGATGGCGCGCAGCTTCACCTGCAACGTGTCCAACGCCTCACAGTCAAGTTCACGGAACTCCATACCAGCGATACGGCTGTCCAGGCAGAAAGCGTTCACCTTGTCCCAGTCGGCCGTATCGATACCCAGCAGCTGCATCTGGTGCAGTACCGCGGAACGCTTCTGACGGAGAATCTTCCGGAGCTCCTCATGGTAAGTAGGCGGCACCAGCTTGCGCATCCCGGCCACGGCAGCGCTGTATTCCTTCAGCGTCATGTCACGCAGGCTCGTGGTGCGGCCGTCCGTGTACTGGGAAACGATGCTTTCCTTCAGTGCGTCACGGTCCGATGTCGGAAGACGCTTCAAAAGGCCGTAAAACGCCGCATAATTTTCGGGTTTGTTTAACTGTTTACGGGTGTTGATATCTATCTGCATGGTTATATCGCTCTTTTATTTATTATTATGAAATTACTACCATTGCCGGAGCTTCCTGTTCCACCTCATTAATAATCATCAGGTTTATATCGCCTGTATAAATATATACTTCCGCATCCGGATTACAATTCTCCAATTGGATTATCAATTCTCTCACAGTCATAATTGCTACCTTACTATTCTTATATTGAGTTAATGTATTTACGTCCTTCGGCAGTTGGACGATAAACGACATCACCGAATGGTCCGGCTGATTTTGTCAATAGACCGTTTTTTACCATTTCTTCTAAATCATCGGAGGGTTTACTATAACCACCCCATCCTTTTTTGCAGATATTCTTTAAATCAATAAGCTGCATCTTACTTAACTTTATATCCATTTGATTCATATTTATGTTGTACTACATGTTATTCAACTCTTATTCTTCCGGTGTACTGGTTTCCCCGGAATTTCATCCCCTTGGTGAAGCCACCCGGATATCCCAGTTCCTTGCTTCTCGCATTTGCCAGCAACAAATGTTCCCGGCTAAGGGAGGCTACAAAGCCCTTGTCCTTTTCTAGTCCCATCTCCCGGGCCTTCCGGGTGACGCTGCGTTCGGAAACGCCGAGCATTTCAGCCAGCTCCCGATTGAGGGTGTTGTGATAGTGGCGACGCATGATGGAAAGCATATTTCCGTTCCAGAAGATACGCGTCGAATAGCCGTTATGCTCCACGATCCGCCCCTGAGTCCGGTGCATGAAAGTACCGTCGGGAACCTTCCGGGTCTTACGGTACCGCTCCCGTTTGTATTCCAACACACATTCATGACACCAAGAACTCCGGCCTCCGTTCTTCAGAGGATAAAATTCACGCATCCACAACTTGCGGCCGCAATGTGGACAGACGCGTTTACGTTTCTGTTTGTTGTTATTCTCACTCATGGCTATTTATACTACATTCATCAGTTCATGTTCAAATTTTCACCGAACGGAATAGTATTAATGTCAGCCTTTCTCGTGTAGGCCTGCATAAGCCCCATGGAAAGCAGCATATAGGCATTCTTATTTGCTTTGGCAACCCCAGAAATAGAGCCGATAATATGTTCTGTCTTGCCGCTAAAAATTGAGCCGGCTACCTGTTCAAGACCGTCCGGATGGTCCTCACTGGCGGCAACGCTCATAAAGACACTAAGATTATTTTCTTTACAAAAGTTATCCACGTACAGGCAGAGTGCCTTTACTGCCTCTTTCTGCTTTTCTGTAATCATTTTAGTAAAATTTTAATGGTTAATAATTATATATCGAAATCGCAAAATCCTTTTTCTCGTACTGCCGGTACATCGTCTCCTCCCAGTCCGGCTCCTCCTCTTCCGGCAGGTCGTTCTCCCCGAGTTCTATTTCTTTGCGGTAAATCAAGTACCGTGCCTCCAGAAAGAAGAGGACCACACGGCGCAGGAACTCACGGGCGGAGGCGATGCCGTGTTTTTCCATGAAGGCGGCGATACGCTCCGGGCCGATGGTGTTCGTTCGGATGCTCACCAGACACTGGCGGCGGAAGTCCTTCAGCGTGCTGCCCTTTATACCGAGCACGCTGTCAGCGATACGACCGAGGTTCTCCGGGATATGGTAACCGGAACCGTCGTCATCCGTCCCCACCAGCAGCTCGGCGGCAGCCGTCAGCATACCCTCCACGCTCATGCGCTGGGCAGTGGCCGTCTCCTTCAAGAACACGTACTGGTAGTTGCTCACGTAGGTATGTATGAGATAGCCTTCCGGGCGGCGGAACACCTCTCCGGTAGCAAGTTCCATCGAAAGGTTGTTCAACGTCACACCGGCACCGCAGCAGAAGGCGCACACCAGGCGGACGGCAAGACGCTGGCGGTTACCCCACCCCCCGGAGACGATGGCACGCTGCAAGCTGCCAGCAACGGCTGGATCCATCTCGAAGAACAGCACCGACTTCTCCTGGCGGCGGAAGAAGAACGACATGTCCGGAATACGGTCCATGCAGAGGAGGATACGCCGGGTGGCAGTAGAAACCCTGCCGCCGTCCGTCATGCGGATATAGGACTTTACCAGGTGGTTCATCACCACCGTCATGTCGGAGAAATGATAGTCGGCCACCTTCCCGCGGAACAGTTCATGAAGCAGAACGGGCAGTTTCACAACGTAGTTGTAATATTCCTTTCTCATGGCTCATTTATTTGAAGGTTTCCAGTCCACTGTTATAATCGCATCCAGCTCACCGCTGCCGCCACACACCGGGCAGGGCACATGCACGTCCTCGCGGCTGCCCTCCTCCGTTCCCCAGAACCAGCCGTTGCCCTGACAGTAACCGCACTTGTGACCGGTACTGACGAAGTTCTCACGGTTAGGCCCCTTACACATATAGGCGGGAGGACAAATCTCCAGCTGTTTCTTTATCCTGCTCATGCCTGGCCTCCTTTCTGTTTCGGTCCCGCCACATTCCAATAGTCATAGGCGCCCTTTTCCCAGATCGTATATTCACCAGTGGAACCCTGATAACGTCCCTTGCTGAAGGCGACGTATCCCTCCACCCATATCTTCAGGTCGGCATCATACATCACGCTCGTGGCCGCATCGCCTTTAGGATTCTTGCCGCGGGCATGGCTGATGAAAACAAACAGCTTGTCCGGAAACTCCTCCTTCAGCTGGATATAGTCACGGTACGTCATCTGTGTGTATTGGAAGCTGTCAATGATCACGATGTTGAAACTCTTATGACGCCGGAGCCTGATCTTCAAGGTGGGGATGTCCTCCTTGATGAACGCGAGGTGGCGGCTCACCTCGGCCATACCAAAGCGCCGCAGGTTGTTCTGGACAGTCAGAGAGGTTCCTTCCTCCAGAGAGTTGAACGCCACACGGTCATACTTGCAAAGTTCCTTGCAGAGCTGCATCACAAAGGAGGTCTTTCCGTTACCGCTATTGCCCCACACGAACCAGCAGCCCCGGATCTCCGGAGTGTCGAAGGCATCCTTCCATTTCCCCTCGAAAGGGAACACGTCATACTTCTTGTTCAGGATGTCCCTGACATTCAAGGCACGTCTCATGCCCGCTTTTTTATTATCCTTTTTCTCTTCTTCCATGGTCAGAACAGTGTTAGTTGTCGGATATTGTCAATTCGATCAAGTACGGCCTGCCGTGCGGCACCCCGCAGTTTCTCGTGGCAGAGCATCCTGCCGAGTGCCCACAGAAGGGCATTCTCACGGGTGGCAAACTGTCCCCATTTACGTCCCGGGTTGAAACCGCCGCCGGAACCGCCCACCTCCATGTGAACGCCGGCAACCCACCAGCCGTCCTGCTGTCCCACAAGGGCGTCCAGGTAGTCGCGACCATTCCGGTAAACGGCCACCGTCTCGTATTCCCTCAAGACTGGGTAATCGCTCCAGGGAGCGGGAAGCTGCTCGCGACCGTCGATCTTTAAGTATTCAAATTTGTTTTCCATATCCTTAAAATTACGTTTGAACGGTATTTGAACGGGGGTCATTCCCCCACCATGCGTTTCACCTTGTGAATGGACTTCCTCACACGCCGCAAATCAAAGTCACATGTCGAAGCCTCCTTTATCACCTTATCGATGTCTTTCTTGTCAGTCACACCGTTGGCGGAACAGATCGCAAACACGTCGTTCACGTCCGTAGGCTCCAGCTCATAAAATTTCCGTCCGATACGGCTGTAGAACTCCTTGTAGCCGGGCTTCTGGTACCGCAGACCATTGCTGATGCGTTTGGCAATATAATCGGTACTCAAGAACACGACACCGCATTTCTCCTCCAGCTTGTTGTACAGGCTGATGAAATAGTGGAACACCGGTTCGGTCAGTTTGTCCGCCTCGTCGAACACCAGCAGGGGCGCGTCCATCTGGATGATGTCATCCAATATAAGCCCCCACACCTCACGGATATTATACCCTTCGGTCCGGATTCCGACCGTACGGGCGATCTCGCGGACAAAGTCACCTTTCTTCATGTCCTCAGAGCAGAGGATATAGAAAACCTCCTTATGCTCCTGGAGGTAAACACGGGCGGTGGTACTCTTGCCACAACCGGCCTCGCCGGTCACCCAGGTGACATTGCGCCAGCGTTGCGCGTCGGAGAGCACAGCCGTGATCTCCTGGTAAGCACCGGTCTCCACGATCTGCCAGCCGGTAGCGCTTACACCACCGACCTGCGAGGCGACATTACGGAACATCTCGTCGCTGATATTCTCATAACGGCCATTCAGGATATTGCTAACAGTACCTACACTAACCCCCTTCAGGCTGCCAGCAGCCTTCGTCTGGCTCGGGTATTTCGCCACGTAAGCCCGGAGGCTTTCACTGATGGCGTCCTTTTCTTTCATTGTAATTTCCATAATCAATATTTTTTATCTTGTTATAAATCTGTTCCTTATAATTTCCCGACCACCTTGCGGATGCTCACTTCCTTCTTCTCAAAGCTGTCCCATGTCACGTTGCTGATGACTTTCATGTCTCGGCCGATGGAAGGACGGGGCGGCTGGCTGTATTTTCTTGTGCGACGGTCAATCTGGCGTTGCGCCTCCTTTCCGAGCCCTTTCAGGTCAGGGGTACGCAGACCGTTCTGTTCCGGTGCGACACCATGTTCGTACTCGATGTCCTTGGCAACGACCTGACGGTTTATACGCTCGTTGATGACGGCCTCCTGCTGGGCGCGGATGAAACGTTTCTCGGCTTCCGTCTGCTCCTGCTGGGCACGGTGGATCATCAACGGGAACGAAGCCACACACTCGAAGCGCATCGCTCCGCCCTTATCCTTGTACAGCAGACGTACGCTGCTCATGTCATAAGGATCGTACTGGACATAGAACTTCTTGTAGGTGTTACGCCGGCGCCATTCCAGATCAGGCTCACCGGGGGCGGAGAAAACCTCGTAAGGGTATTTCTTTCCCTGTACCGTGATCTCGATACCGCTGGCGGTGAACAGCGACGGTTTATCGGTCGTGTACCAGAACATCTCCACCATATCCGACACACTTACCGCATCGGTAGCCTCGTTCACGCTGGTATTGTACATCTCAATCCGGGAGATGCCGGTGGCAGGGTGTTTCATTGAATTCCACTGTTCACGGGCGGCGGCATACTGTTGCTTCAGCTCCTCCAGCGTGGGAAGGGAATCGATGTTCGCGTTGATGAATTCCAGATTCGGACGGCTTGTTTCTCTCTTTGCCGTAATGTTCTGCCCGGTAAAACCGAAACGTTTCTTCAGCACCTGGCTCTGGAAGCGGTAGAAAATATTCTCGATCGTTTTGGACTCGCCGTTATACGGGGCTGTCGGACGATGGATACGGCTGATTTTCGAGAAAAGGCCCAGCGCCGTGTTCTTCTTATGACCGCCCTGGTTGTCGCAAACGATCTCGTAGGGTTTGTGCAGGCTCGTCTGGATAGCCATACGGAAGGCATGGTACTGCGCGATATAGTCCTCGTTATCGCTGATGTAATAGCCAAGAAGCACTTCGCTGTAAGCGTCCACCACCTCGTACACGCTTGTAGTGCACTTGTTTCCGTTCTCATCACGATAGTAGAGGTTCAGCTTCGTACCGTCGCCATACCAGAGGCTGTCACGGCGGCCCGGAAGGATGGTACGGTGTTTGCGGTCATAACGCTGGTGCGCCTTCATTTCCCCATAAACGGCATCGTACCACAGAGGTTCGACACGCGGGCTGTTGAACCATTCACGAAGACTCCGGGGACTCTTCAGGGGCTTCCAGCCGCGTTCCGGAGCGACACGGTTGTACTCCTCGAAGATCTCCATATCAGTATAAACCGGAACGCGGCTGCGTTTCAATGCAACAAGGTAACGCCCGCCGTCCTCCTCGATCTTCAGCGTGTTGCTGTTGCCGTATTTACCGCTCACAAGCACACCGTA